ATTGGTGGCAATACTACGGTACTTACAATATTTGTATCTATTGCTTGAGGTGCTACATATCCTGCAGTAGTATAGGTTACTGAATTTGAAGGTGTATTTTGCAAGGCATTTAGTTCAGAGGTTTCTGTATTTACCACAATTGTTTGAGAGTCTACTGCAGATTTTGCAATATCAAATGCTGTTGTTTTTAGTTGTAGGGTAGCGGTGGCTGTTTCTAAATTAGATGTGGCAATATTTTTTTCTGATATAGCGGTTGCAGTTGCTGTTTCTGCCTCTTGTTTGTGTGCTATAGCCACAGTTGCACTATCAACAACTGATTTAGCCTGTAGTATAGACTCTTCAGCAATAGCGATAGTTGCTGTTATAGTCTCTGTAGGGCTTGTAATGGCTTGAGCGTCTATCTTTACCTCTGCCGTCGTTGTTTCAGCCTGAGCAATAGCAGCAGTTGCTGACTCTATAGTTTGTGCTACCACTGTGGCAGTATCTATTATGGGTTGGTTAGTTGTTGCTAGTTGTATGGTTTCTTCAGCATGTGCTTTTTCTGTTGGGGACAACAAGGTCCACATAAGCAGTAATAATGCTATTAAACTTAGTCTAATTAAAAACTTTTTAATTTGGGGTCCTTTACGTTAGCCCCCATATCTAACAAGACTATTATATCATTTTTATGCAATAAAAAAGAGGGTAGAAATTAATCTACCCTCAATTTTTATAAGGAGTTTTTAAGCCTTAACCTTTTTCTGAATCTTAAGTACCAAGTTTGTTAATGTAACAATCAGGGTACGTAGAGAAGCAATTGTTGCTGTTAAAGCAGCAATTTGTGTAAGTGCAATTGTAGCAGAACTTACCACTGTTGCTGACGCAGATACTTCCACCTGTCCAGCAGTTGGTAGTAATGATCCACCCTTTGCAGTAACCTTAATAGCACCCTCTACTGCTGGCATAAATACTTTGTAAATCTTTACACCGTTAGCGTCTGTTGTTACAGATGTTGCAGTTAAAGTATCGCTACTTGAACCAAATGCATAGTTTGTTAAAATTCCACCATCTGTTAATACGTTTGTATTAGTTTTTCCAGATAGAACCAATCCGCTTGCATCAAGAACTGATAATGTAATTGTTGCAGCCTCACCTGGTGCATATGTTGTTTTATCAAAAGCAACCTTTACAGATGATGCAGTTCCTTCTACACGAACAGTTACTGTATCAGCAGCAATTGTTCCACTTTTTACAACAATTCCAGCCTTACCAGTTACAACACCAGTAAGTGGAAATAGTGCTTCACCATTTACGATTGAAGCAGTTGTTGCAGAGTTATTAACTATAGATAATGTGTCTGATGTTGCTGAAAGTGTTCCAGCACCAACCTTTATACCATTTGAATCATAAGCAATTGCAGAAATAGCATCAGCGTTTGATCCTGTAGCAATTACAGGCTTCTTAACAGTAGTTACTACCTTAGCAATATCGCCATAAAATGTTATAGACTCTGTTCCAAGTACTACACCTGATTGTGTTGTAATTGTAATTGTTCCTACTCCAGATGTACCGTCAGCAAATATACCAATATAGTTGCCACCAGCAACTGAAATTGAGCGACCAAGTGCTGAAATTGTTGCATGGTTTGAACCAGTACCAACAAGACCAGATCCTGAAACTGTTGCTGTCAAAGACTCTGAAACAGAAGTTCCAGCAGCATTCTTTTGTGTTACAACAATAATTGCTGCAGCATCAGAAGACACTGTCTTTGGAGCAAAAACAGTTGCGTCAGCAGTTGCTGTAATTGTTTCTCCAGAGTTAATAATAGATGTTGACTTTGATGCAGATGCTTTAATATCTGCTGCATTAACTACAACTGACCACAGAACAGCAGAAGAGTTTAATGTTCCTCCGCCACCCTTTACAGATGGAGTTAGTTTAATAACATAAGTTCCAGCAACCGTTGGGTTTACTAGGCTTACATTTAACTTTGTAGATACTGAAGTAAGAGCATTTACTGATGAAGAAACATCAGCCGAATATGCATCTGCTGCTACAGCAACTACAGCGCTAGTTGTTTCTTTTACAGACAAAGTTGCTAATTTAGCAGCGCCTGTCGGAAGACTTACAACTGATGAAGTTACTGTTAAAGTATCTCCAGTATTACCTGCCAAAAAAGACAACGTTGCTACTGCCGTTGCAGTCTCACCTGTTGAAATAGTGCTTGACACTGTATCAATAGTAAGAGAGTCTGCATTGTGCACAGCATTTGCCTGAGTTGCAGTTAAGGTGCTAATAGACAAGGCTGCAGCCATGACTAAAGCGATTTTCTTAAATGAATTCATTCTTCTCCTTATTAGTTTATATTAAGTTTAGTTTATCCAGGAAATCCTTAACATCGTTAGGCATTTCCCGATTATCTAATTCTACCATACGTTGCTGTTTATCTGCAAGTTTTGTTGCAGAACTCCAGGTGTGAACTTCTATTTCTGTGTTATTAGTCTTTGTTGTATGAGAAATTGCCCCAAATACCGCTCCACAAACCGCATCAGCCAAGTCTTTAGATTTTTTGCGTGGATGGTCAACCCTATTACCCTTCATTATTTTTAATTCTGACATTTCTTCTAATAGGATGGGGATCATAGGAATAGCAACACGCTCTTCATAAATCATCATTGCCAAGTCTTCATAATGTTTTTTAGCAACTGACACAGTCTCTGTTCTAATTCCAACAGCCTGCAATTCATTTTGGATGTCAAAGGATTGCCATCTATCAAAAGAAACCATTCCAATATTAAAACCTTCTCTGCGTAAGTTAATGATCCATTGTTTTACTTCTGATAAATTTACTGGTCCTTCTGCTCTTGGCTCCCACCAAGCCACAGCATCAACAACAACTATTGGTGCTACTTGCTCATAATCTTTAATAACCTGAATATTAACCCATTTATCTACGTGGGCAATTGCTACTGCACACTTATCGTGTTTTTGTGCAAGGTCAGCATGAATGTAATAAATTTTTTCTGGATCTGCCTTAAAGGTTTCATCAAACCTTCTAAAAGAGTCTAGTGGATTTCTTGTATTCATGCATTTTTCTAATTTTTCTTTTTGTTTAAAAAATGCATCTGAAGCAAAGGTTGGTACGCAGGCAAAACGCATCATTGCATCGCCCAAATCTGTATAAAATGCTAATTTAAAATCATCTATTTTACGAGTAGGATTTACTTCCCATGTAGGTCTTTTTAGTGCTAATATTTTTGGTACCTTGTATGAAATAATTTCATCTTCTTCCCAACTAATTTCAAACTGATTGTTTATGTCATTGTGTGGTAAGTCCTCGTTCATAATAAAGGTGTGTTTTTTTTCTATTGTTTGTTTTTCTGCAATTACATCATCATATCTTTTGGAAATAAAGTCTCCTTGGTATCGTGGGAAAGATAATAAAACTACTTTACCAAGATCTGGAAAACGAGAATCAACAGATCCACGAAACGCTTTGTAAATATTTTCTGCAGTTTTACCTTGTTCGTTTCCAGTGCCAACCTCAGATGCAAAACCAGAAATTTCATCAAGAACTGCAAGTAAAAGGTTTAATCCTTCATGCGACTCTCTTTCAGAGTGACCAGAATAAACTGTTACAGACTTATCAAAGTCAATTGAGTCTGCTTTAGCATTATACTTTCCAGCAAACCATGGCGATCTTTCAATTTTACTTTTAAAACCTTTAAAAAAAACATTTTTTGCTTGTTGTGCGTTAATTGCAACGTTAATTAAATCTATTGCGTCTCCACTTGGCTTTCCAAAATATCTGGCTGGATCCTTAAGGCATAACAATTTATATACTATATAAGCACAAGCAACAGTAGAAGTAAAATCTTTGCCAGATCCTTTTCCTAGTTGTAAAATAATTTCATTTTTTGTATATTTATTATAATATCTTGAACCCTCTACAGAACCATATATATCCTGTAAATCTTCTTTTTTGTATATTTGACTCATTGCTTCTACAATGTCATATTGAATAGATGATAGTGGTGGTTGACCTAAATAATCAGAAGATTCTACAAATGTTTTTACGTCTACTGGCTTTTCTTCAAATTGGTTTTCTTTTAATACTTCAATAAAGTCATTGAACATTGTGGACAATTGTAATCACTTCTCCTTCTTTAGCAATTTCAGATAGGCGATGCATAATTAAATCACGAATCTCTGGATGCTCAGAAGCAACATCTCTAAGAATTTCAATAAGAACTTCCTGCTTACGTTCAATTTGAACCATCTCTTCTGCAAGTTCTTTATTTTCTAACAATCCTGCTTTTTGTAACATTTCAATTCTAGATTTTTCAATATCCATTACAAGTTTAATTGCCTGAGTTTTAGCACTAAGGTTATTTGTCATTGACGCTTCATCAATAACCTCGTAAGATTTTGTAATTAATTTACTATAATGTGCATCTGCACCAGCAAGTGCCTCTTTTGCACGAGCACGTATAGCATCATTAGCAGATGCCATAACCTTCCATTCATTAATCAATGAAACAACACGAGTTCTTGGCATATCTAAATCTTTAGAAATTTTTGTTGGATCTTGTCCTTTAAGATATTCTGCAACTACCTTGTTTACTTCATCAAGGTGATTTACTAAGTCTGACTCAGTTGACATTATACTTACCCTCTAGTCTATTAATTTCATCTTTAATATAAAAAATTGCTTTTTCTAAATCTTGTATTGTTTTGGCTTCGTCTTTTAATCCTGCTCTCCACAAATATTTAAAAGCATTTCCTATATTAAAGTTTCTATGTCTAGTAATTTGTATGCACTCTACGCCACTTGGATCAGTTGTATAATGTACTGGGTGATTAACTTGATCAACTGTGATATGCAAGTTGTTACTCATTCTTATCATCTTCCATGCTTAATGCTTCTGGTAATACTTTTAGCGCTGTTAATACATACGTAATTCCAACTGCACTAGCAAGACCAAATGCTATTAGTATTTTCTGCGTTTTACTCATCGTTTTGATTTCCTTAATCCAAATTTTGCAAGGTATACATAGATTGTTTCTACGCTTGCCCCACATTCCTTAGCAATATCTTCTGGAGATTTTTTATCCATAAGATATCTCTTACGAAGCCAAACCTCTGACTTATATAGTTTACCACTCATAAGATTATTTGTCAATTTCTTCATTATTTATATCATAATGATAACTATCTGAATCTTCAGTTATCCATTTAGAAGCATCTTCTACATCCCACTTCCTAGTATTAATAAGCCTATTAATTATAGGTTTTCCAGGTTTAGTAGTAAATGATGGCTCTAATAAAAATACCCTGTTATTTGGCTGTATAGCAAAATTACCGTCATCTCTTTGTATCACATGACCACATTTATGTTGACCTGGATTTTCTGAATATCCATCATCAAGTCTATTAGAATCAGGATTGTGCCAATCAAGGGTAAAAAGGTATTTACCAGAAACTTTTGTTTTAGTCCTATCCATATAATTTATACTCATGTTTGCAAGGTTTGCAAATTTAGTTACAGTAACAAATGGACTAAAAGAATTCCATAAAACAAGATTATGTATGTCTTCTTCTGGAACATCTGGTTTAGTACAAAAAGCATTAATAGGCATTCTCCACCATATACCGCCATCTTCCATTAAAAAATGAAACAATGGACTACGATTTTGAACACTAGCCACACCAAAAATTACACAAGGAAAATATTGATCATGGCTATCTATCTGATCTCTTAAAAAGTTTCCACGCACATAACACTCTATGGGTGGAATGTTTGCATTTAATTCTGGCATTATTTTTCTCCTATAGCCTTATCCCAATTATTAATAGCCCAGTGACCGATACCACAAGCGTCAGCAACGTCATTATCGTTAATGCTTTTATCATATATAATTTCAATTAATTTTATAGTCCTTTCTTTTCTAAACTGTCTTTCAAAAGATTTATACCAAGATAGTGACTTTCCTGGATTCTTAGACCTAATTAACAGTTGTTCTTCTTTTGTTAATTTTTTATTTCCTAAATAATTTTGCCATGTTATTGGAGACACTTTCCCAATAGTACGAATACCAGATTGTCCTGCAGCCCCTAAAAGAGCCCCCTGAACAAGTGCTAGGTCAGCAGCAGTTTTTGGACTGTTCATAAAAACAGTATGCTCAATAACAATGGCGTCTACATTTACTATATGCTCAAATAAAGACTTTGATTTTCTACCAGCATCTATTACTTTTTCATAAATATCTTTACCTTCAAAATTAATCTTACCAAATTCTTTTAGATGTTCTCCATGAAATGTTGCATAGGCAAGACTATTTGTGCTTGCATCAATAGAACACACTTTTTCTGGCTGACTATTCTTGTTCATAATTAAAAAATCCTTTTATTTCTTTTAACATTTTATCTACTTCTTTTTTACTTACATTACAACTAGAACAAAATCCAGAGTCATTGTAAATAGATAGTTGTTGGCCACAACCACCAAAACATTTTCTAACTTTTCCAATTCTTTTTTGTCTACGAGTTAAATTATATCTTTCTACAATTTTATCTTTTGTTGCAGATGATCGACATTCAGCACTGCAATAAATTTGATAAGTTACTTTAGGAGTAAATACTTTATTACACCTTTCACAAAGTTTCAATCAACCCCTCCATGGATTTGATTTTAAGAACACCAGTGCCTGCATCATCACATGTCGCTTTAATTGGACATGTCTTACATATTTTTGAGTTAGCACGGTAGTTTTTAACTGGAAGTGTACGATCTAACCAAGCCTTTCGGACTTCACGCATCCATTGAAAAGCATTATCAATCCATTCACGGTAATTATCATCTACTTCAATAGGTAAGACTAAGAGTTCATGATTATTTTTATTTTCATAAATAAGAACTCCCTTCTTTTTTCCAAGTATCTTCATATAAATTAATAATTGAATTAAGTGACCAGTTTTAGGCTTCATAGAATTTTTACGATACTCAAAACCTTCATTAAGCATTGTCTTGATTTCTCCAACAATTTCTTCGCCTTCCCAATCAAGCATGGCATCTCCATAACCAAAGATTGGTGGATCATCATATCTAATTTTAAACTCTGTTGTTGGATTTCCATCATCATCTTTATAAATTTTGGCAACTCCAGCACCTATCATTGCGTCTTGAATTCTGGCATGTGATAGTGTTCCTGCAGTCATATTTGCAGCACCGTAAGCATCAGCGTTATCTTCAAATGTAGCACCATCAAAGGCTAAATACCAATATCGTGGACACTCCCCATGGCTATAAGCAATAGTCGATGGGGCAAAAGTTTTCTTTGTCTGAAACTTTGGACCACGGTTAACAATATAACCAGATTTAATTTTTTCAATTAATGCATCTGAATCAATAATTGTACTTTTCTTAGAAACACTTTTAAGCATAACTTGCTGTAATAAACTCTTTGTCATTTTATCCCTTTGTTTTATATAAGTATACCAGGTTAGCGAATTATGTACTTAAGTGCTGATACCAGGTCTTTAATTGATTCTGCTGCTGTAAAATAAATATTTTTCTTTGCTCTATCAGACTTATCTACGTTTGCCATCCATGTGGCTCTAAATGACATTTTTGCTGCAATTGCCTGTAGTCTAACTATTTCAACAGTAGCAACATTTAAAGGAACATCTGGTTTAATAATTAACTTAGCAATCATTGTTAAAGCAATTGTTAACTCTTCATCTTTCATGTAGTCAGCAATTTCTGTTAAACCATTAACCATATCTAATGTTGTACTATTTGCCTGTGCTTGTTCTGTCATTTTATTCCTTTTCTGTTAATTGTTCTAATAAATCCATTTCAATTATAGCAAGCCTTACCTTTGTGTTACCCTCTCCTAAAATTATAATAATGGCTGGAGACTTATCCGTTCCTGATTTTATTGAATCAGTTACAGCCTTAGCCCATACATCTTTATTTAATGTAAAAGATTTACTAACCTCTTTAAAGTCTACGACAAAACTTCTCCATGTTGCATCACCCTTCTGATTGTTACGACCAGAATTTTTATGTTGCTTAGCCCCAATTCTTTTAGATTCGCTACGCTCACTCATTAGAAAAATCTTTTTTCTTTCTTTTTGGTGGTATTAAACCTATTTTTGATATATGTTTTTGAGAACACATCCACGTTGCTTCTCCAGTTTCTCTCCAATACCTTAATGACAACACTTGTTCTTGGCACGTTTTGCATGGAAACTTTCCTGGATATACTGTAAAGTCTTTAGACATTCTTCAACTTATCTTTTAGTTGTTGCTGTAAATCTAGGTCTTCTTTAATTCGATTTACTATTCCGTCTCTTCCCTGAACTTTAGTACCATCATCAAGTTGATACCATGCGCCAGTTCTATTTACTAAACCTATTGATTCAGCCGTATCAACAAGATCACCAATAGTGTCAAGACCAATATCATCTCCACGGAAATAAAAATCGTATTCTCCAGATTGGAATCCAGGAGACGTTTTAGAAAATTGTAACTCCCAACGAATCTTTCTACCAATTTTTTCTTCAATAAGTTTATCGCCAACCTTAATCTTACCTTTAATAGCCTGATTGTCAGACTCAGAGGAAAACAACTTAATAATGCAAGATGAATAAAATTTAGTAGCCTGACCACCAGAAGGCTGTTGGCTAGTATACATAGCACTAATATTATTACGACTCTGACTAATAAGAACTAAAAGAGTTGGTTTAACTTTATTGTTTGCATAGTTAAGCATTTTCCAAGCATTGCTAAAATCACGAGACTCTGCTCCAATTTGTTTTGTATTTTCTAAAGCCTTCATTTCATCTGTATCTTTTTCAAAATATATTGCGGGTAGCATAGAGGTAATTGAATCAACTACGATTAAATCTACGCCAGCATTCATTAATCCGACACCTACATCAACCATATCGCTAATAGTACGTGCTTGTGAATAGATTAACTTTGATGGATCTACCCCAAGTTGTTTAGCCCAATCTTCAGAGTATGACATTTCTGAATCAATCCAAGCACAAACCTTTCCTTCTTTTTGTGCAAGAGCAATCATTTGTAAACACATGGATGACTTTGCTGATGACTTACTACCCCAAATAAGAACTTGTCTACCGTATGGCAAGCCACCACCTAATGCACGATTAAGACCAAAACTTGGTGTTGGCTGATAATCAAAAGTAACACCTTCTCCTGTGCCCAACCTTTTACGTATTCTAGGATCTAGTTGTGACAAGACATCTTCTATACTAACTGACATTTACATCCTCCATTATAACTGTTCCATCTTTGGTTTTACCAAAACTAAATTTGTACGACTTACCTTCTTCGATATGCATATATGCTTTTGCAAATGATGTTGGAAATACTGTAACAGAATGTAGATCTCTTGTTGTGTCTGCAAGTGTTAAAGAAGCCATTTTTTTACCAGTTTTTGTTATTCTTGGTTTAAAAGAAACAACAAACATTTCCTCATCTTTATATGGCAGTTGTTTATATCCTAAAAATTTAACCAAAGCGTTTGAAGATCCTTTTATTTCATCAACAGGAATTGCAGAAACAATCCTGTTATCATTAGCAAGAACCAAGTAAGTACGACCCGTCTCAATAGTTGTTGCTTCATCGTCAAATATACCAACAGACCCACTCTTGTCCAAAATTTCAACTCTTGACCATCCTTTTCCTCGTTTAATTGATTTTATCATACCAAGCAAAATGTACGATCCTTTTTCTTCAAAAGATTCTATGTCTTGAATAAAAGCGTAATAGTGAGATGGAATTGTTATATTAAATTCTGGAAGATTTAAATACTCATAAATGTTTTCTTTAATCTCTAAATCATTTCTAGGATTATCAGGAAAGGTCGCTGCACCAATAACCCTTAATGCCTGTAATGCACGACTATTTACTCCATTTCCTTTTGTAAAGGTAAACTCTTCAAGTTCTTTGTATGAATTGAACGGTCTTGCTGCTATATACTTTTCTGCAATGTTGGTTGAAATATACTTAATGCCAGTTAAACCAAATCTTATTCCTTTACCTTCAATCTTAAAGTCAAAGTCTGAATCATTGATATGTGGCAATTTAATTGAAATACCCATTCGCTTTGCTTCAATTAAGTATTCTGTTCTGCCGTCCTTATCTTTTTCATTTTTAAGAAGGGCAAACATAAATTCAAGAGGGTAGTAATATTTTAACCACGCCGTCCAATATGAGAGCGTAGAGTAAGCAACCGCATGAGACTTGTTGAACGAGTATCCCGCATGCGCTTCAAAGTCATGCCATAAATCACGAGCCTGATTGGGACTAATATAGGCAGAAGCACCAGTAACGAATTGCTCTTTGTATACATCAAATTCCTTAGCATCCTTTTTCTTGCCAATGATTTTTCTAACTTTATCTGCCTCTGACATGGACATACCGCCAAGGTGTACGCATGCCTGCATAACTTGCTCCTGGTAAAGAACGCACCCATAGGTATCCTCCGTATATGGCTTTAATATCTGATGTAAATATGATACAGCCTGTTTTCCATGTTTACGAGCAATATAATCTTTTCCAATAGTATTCATTGCACCTGGACGAACAAGAGCATTAGATGCTGCAAGTTCATTAAAATTCTTTACTCCCATTTTAACTAAAAGGTTTGTATATGGCGTTGCTTCACATTGAAATACTCCCTTTGTATATCCGTCAGAAAGCATTTCGTAAACCTTTGGATCTGCTATATCAATAGATAGTAAATTTATTTCTTCATAGTGATTTTGCTTAATCATTGCTACTGCATCTTGAATTACGCTTAGTGTTTTTAATCCAAGTGCATCAATTTTAATAAGACCAATTTTTTCAGCCTCTTCCATGTCAACACCAACGACTGGAATGCGGTTATCAGATCCAGGAGAAGAACGAGTTTCCAACGGCGCAAACCTAAAGATTGGATCTTTGCTAGTAACAACTCCTGCAGCGTGAATACCAGTACCCCTAATACGACCACGTAATTGTTCTCCATATATCTCTACCTCTGGATATTTCTCACGGAACTCCCGTGTTGTTTTTGAAGTGCAATACTCATCCCAAGTATCAACTAATTTTAAAACCTTATTAACATCTGTCAATGGAATGTTTAAAACTCTTGCAACATCTCTTACGACACCTTTATCTTTAAACTCTAAAAATGTTGCAATAGATGCAACGTGTCTATATTGTCTAACTAAATAATCTTTTACTTCATCACGTCGTGTATCTTGAATGTCTGTGTCAATATCAGGAAAGTCATTACGTTCAGGGTTAATAAAACGGAAAAACAGTAAACCATGTTGTAGTGGGTCTATGTCTGTGATACCAAGTGTGTAGCAAACCAAAGAACCAGCAGATGATCCACGACCTGGACCAACCAATATGTTTTCTTTTTTAGCCCAGTTAATCATGTTTTGAACTACAAGGAAATATGGTGCAAACTTTTTATCTTTAATGATCTGCAACTCTTCCTCTAATCTTAGTTCATAAGAATCATTGCCAACCCAAGAGGACGTAAGTTTCATATTTTCAAGTGAGGTAAAAGCAAGATCTCTTAACTCTTTGTCTGGGTTTTTGTATTGAACTGGCAGAAGGTTTAGGCCATCCTTAATGTCATAGTCTTCTACTGTATCTGCTAGTAGTTGTGTATTTGAGTATATGTCTTCTCTATCAATACCCTGCAATTCCATAGCAGATTTAATTTCTTCATAAGATAATAGGTGAATGTCAAACTTATTAAATGTAATTTGTCTGTCTTCTCCATAAAGATAATCTAATCTTTCCATCATATTTGTTTTTTTCTTAGACTTTTCATATGATGAATCTTTATTAATTTTTGCATGGGTATTTAAAAGCAATTTAAATTCTTGAATCTCTCTCTGAGAGGTATCTGAATGATGACAGTCTGGTGTAACTATAGCCTTTATATTAAACTCGTCTGCAAGTTCAAGCAAAGACTTATTGATCTCTGAAGTATTGTGTGGCATAACTTCAATATAATAATTGCTACCAAAATTATCTTTAAACCATTTAATGTGTTTTTTAGCAAGTGCAAACTCTTGCTCTTCTAATGCTTTAACAATTACACTACTTGGACAGGCAGAAGTAACAATGATACCTTCTTTGTATTTTTCTAGTATTGCAAAGTCAAACCTTGGTTTTTTAAAAAACCCGTCGGTCCATGCAATTTCACTAATTTTATTAAGGTTTTCTAAACCTTTTTGGTTCTTGGCTAGAAGGATAATGTGATTGTAAACAAGATCTTGTTGACCTTCTCTTTCAGACTTATCTCTTTTATCGGATATGTCTAAACACATGTATCCTTCTAAACCTAGAATTGGCTTAATACCTTTTTCTTTTGCAGAACGATACAACTCTCTGTGACCAGAGAGCGTACCGTGATCTGTAATTGCTAAGGCAGTCATACCCAACTTGCTAGCACGGTCTACATACTCTTGTGGAGTTGCTATGCCGTCAAATAGGGAGTAGTGAGTATGAACATGTAAGCCTACATAGTTCATCTATTACCAGTCTACGTTAGTAGCAGATGAAGTTGTTGGGCCATCAAACCCAAGATAAAATGCTTCTTGTTCAGCATAAGGAATTTTCTTTAATGCTAATTCAAGAGCATAAGGCTTAATTTCTGCCCAGTTAAATGGCTCTGTA